TGCCCTGAACCAGAGTGAGATGATGATCCTAAGGCATACATTGTCCAATCAGAGGCAAGTTCAGTAAAGGTATGAGTTGAAGTGTTATATGAAATTGGTGTTGTTGCATAAAGGTTGGTATTATATGGCGCAACCATCATCAGCCAATTATCAGCTGTGCCTGACTGACTATTAGTTTCGTCAGTGTCATAAACCCAATCACCACCAACTGACCAAATACCAGCATCAGATGAGCTTGTAAGCGTAGTGGTGTATACTACTGCTTCAGGTATAGATACGCCCCCTGAAATATGCACTGCTGGTAATAATGTAGGGACAGCCATTAGTTCTTTCCATAGTTTTGAGCAATGTTGCCGAACATGTAGAGACCATCAGAAACGAATGAAACAATATCAGTTGCATTTGTATTTGCAGTAATCGTAGGATACGTATTACCAGGAAAGCTATAATTGCTACCCCAAGAAATAGTCGTATTTGTACCAGCAGTATTGGCAACACTTATCATCATAAGATAAGTACCACCATCAACCTTATTCGTTGGATTGCTGATATTATACACAAAATTATCTGCAGTGAGATTTACTCGGACAACAGGCGTATTTAAGTCCCAAGCAAACGTATTTGCTGGAGAACCTGTTGCGGTCAATGCTATTGACTGATATTGATGCTGCTGTGTATAGGCAGTTGTTGCTCTATCATAATGAGCGGTATTTGCATTCAGCTTATTATAAGTAACTGCACTATCAGTAATCTTGACTGTGGTTACTGCATTTGTATCAAGTTTAGCAGATGTAACTGCACCACTCGCCAGCGCATGCGGCGTAATTGCCCCTGCCGCCATATCAGTATTTGCGATAGATCCATCTGTAATATCGATGCTCGTAACTGGAGCAACAGGAGGTCTTGAACCAATATAAGGCATTTACTTAACTCCTTATGTCTGCTGTAGTAGTGACATTACAGCATCAACAGATGAAGCAGTATTAGATGATACCTTTAATGAATCACCAACTGTTAGTACGATCTTTTGATCGCCACCGATTGGCGTGAGAGCACCACCAGAGGGAACTGGTGCGTCTTTAACAATGTAGGTATCATTAGACCCATCATTGTACACGACATTGACATTAACAGCTGTGCCTGTAACATTAGAAACAGTCAAGCCAATAATTGTCTCGGTTGTTCCTGCTCCTACAATATGAGTACCAACAGCGGTCAAGGAATTGCCAACGCCACGGGATGTGAAAGTTTCAAATACGTTTGCCATTTATCCTATCCTAGTGCGATTGCGAAAGCGAGTGCGTTATCGTCGGATCCTGGTGCTACGCCTTGGATTAGCACTGTTCCGGTAAAGTTTGTATTGGAGGTGACGAGTAATGACCCACCCTGAATATTTGTATTAGCACCATTAATTTGAGTGTTAGATGTGACGAGGAACGATCCGCCACGAATATTTGTATTAGCACCAGTAATCTGTGTATGGGTTGAGAATACAGTGTTAGCTCTCGTAATTGATGTATTGCTACCTACACTGAATGAGTTTGCACTCACGACATTTGCCGTAGGATTGATTGCAAACAGATTCGTAAATGATTGGTTTGACCTTATTCGCCAAACATCAAAAGTGTCGGTTAGCCCTACATTAGCGACCTGGCCCATATTCAGTTACCTTTTTGAGAAGAAATTACTAACTTTAACATCTCACGTAATTCTCCAAGTTCTTCTTTAATACTATTTATATCGCTCAAAATATTATTTTGTTTCTGCTTTTTGATTTTGTATGCTTCGAGCGCAGCATTATCGACAGAAAGAATTGCTCCTGACGATTCGTCTCTCTTAAAACCATCAACGTCTTTAATTGCTTGTAGCTTCATTTATTTATTTCCTAGATTTGGAGCGCTACAGCTCGGAAGTCACGGATCCGAGGCACACGAGATGTTGATGTTGAAAGCAAGACAACCTTAATTTTGAATCTCTTGAATCCAGTAAATGTCACGCCATCAGTTGTTGTATACTGCACCTCGCCGTTATCTCCAGTGAGATTGGCAGTTGGTAGTGTATATTCATACTCTTCGAAGTCTTGTTGATTTTCACTATCAGAGTATACTGTTGCTGGTGTAACCTGAGTCATATCGATCCAAGTTTTGTCATCCATATCCTGGCCATCTTCACCATTCAAGAGTTTTGCATAGACCTTGATTGTAGCAGTGGCTGGCTTATATGCACCGACAAACACCTTGAGATCTTCAGCGTCTTGGCCATCATCAAGCGTAACTGTTCTCATTACATATCGAGCAAGAGCATTACCAACATCCTGCGTATCTTCATTTGTTGAATCGTTGTTAATCAGGTTTTCAACTGTAAGAACTGCTGCTCTATCATTGTCAATAACAGGAGACAACTCAGACTGACTGTTACCCAAAGTAAACCTTACTTCACCAGACTTCTGGCTTGAGATATTTGCGACCTCATTCGATCTACTAAAGATATATTTACGGTTAGCATAGATATTGTCACCAGAGATATTGAATGTTCTGAATGCAGTGTCAAGAGATGCTGGAGCTGTTGCAAACTTGGCAGTCGCAGACAATGATGTTCCATCAGGAATCAGTTTACCTACTCTTGCATTAAACAAGTCAGCATTTAGATTTTCAACTGTTTTGATTCTCGCATCAAGCCCAGAAATCTGACCACGAACCCAAGTATTGGCTGCGAATGAACCGCTTGGCTCGCTGAGATGCAAGAATGTATTTGACTGTGTTACTGCGTCATAGAAGTATACTTTACCAGTTGGTGTTGTTACACTATGAATAGTAGCAGTAGTTCCTGTAGCAGAACCATCTGCGTTCATAACTGTTATAGTGTCACCAGCCTGGAACTTAGTAGCTGTAGTAACTTCTTTGACTCTGACAGTATTAGCACTATTGAATGTTAGAACACCATTTGCACCTGTACCAGATCCTGCAGTACTCAGTAGACTGAGTCCTACGTTTGCACTTGGCTGAGAAGTAAAGGTAATTGTAGATTCACCATGAACAGTTTCCCCAACTCGATTGAAGATTGAGATACTGTCAGTATTTGCAAGAGTAAAGTATTCCTTATCAACATTTTTGAATACCGCTGTACCAGTTTGGTTTGACCCAAAGTTAGCGAAATACAACTTAAACTTCAGATCTTCTTCCTGAACAGGAGTATACTGCAGATCATTGGCAGAAGCGAATAACATACCAGCAGCTGGCTGTTTGGTAATTCTGTTTCCTGTAATGAAATCATCTTCACCGAGCCTTGCAGTCCAAACTGCAACATTTGGATTGTTGCCGCCAGGTTTAACTTTTATAGCATATTGCTCGCCTCGAAGCAGATAAATTGGCGTTTCAAAAATGATTGGTGTAGGAGCTGAACCGTCATCGCTGACATTGATATCAGCTGCGGGAACTTCTATCTTACTAAATGGGACAACTCGGTTTGTGAGATAAGATGTTGATGGATCAACCTCAATAATTTCTAACTGAACAGGTAGAGTTGGATCTTTTGTCCTAAAGTAAAGATCAACCTTAGTTAAGAAAGCTGCACTGCTCGAGCTTGAATTACCATCATCAACTCTAAATGATTGTGCGATTGGGTCGCCACCATCACCACCATCACCAGCATCACCATCACCATCACCACCACTGTCTGCAGGTGGTGGGAAGGCAACGAAGCTCGAAGAAGTTCTTGTATCAAAAACTTGCCTTGAAGAAACATCAATATCTCTTGTAGAAATAACAGCGCCTTGCTTGAATACTTCTAGACCCTGTGCACTATAAACAGCAGCTGTTGATGTTGTGAATAGCCCCTGTAATGTTTCGTTTGTTGGGCTATCAGATAACCTCAACCTTAGATTACCATTCAAAAATCTAAGTTGATCGTTGTTGGGTAGCCGGAAGATACCATAGACATTACCGTTTGCATCGCTCAAAAGATTTGAGCCTTCATTTGCAGTATTTGCAAAAGAAGAATCTGTTGGAGTGATATAAGATGTTACATCCTCGTTATCGAAGAAAGCATACAAACGAGTGCTTGGCTTCATGCCAGAAGCATTAAATTGAATTTCACGTGACCTCATATGAGGAATAATATTCAAATCTTGAATTGACTCGCCAAGATCAGTTTGTCTTAGCTGACCAGCCTGTACTACAAGCTGAGTGCCAGAACGCCTCTGATTCGTAACAGTAGTAATACCAGCGGCATTAATATTAGTTGCAACATTAACAGTATTCCAACCATTCCATTGGGTACCGACTTGGTTTGCAATTTGCTGTAGAGCTTCTGCAAAATTACCAAAATCAATTTGAACGGCAGGTGCCACTGTTACATCCTGCCAGTAGTCAGTGTCAGGATTCAGAGTTAGCTGGCCTCTATAACTATAAAATAATCCGGCTGCATTTCTTGTCGTAGAAGCAGTAGATTGATCAATAGCTAGACTATGAGTATATGGTAGCGTAATGAGTTTACCAGCTGCTGGCGATGCAACAGAAGAAACTGCCCTTGAAGTAGAGGAAGTACCACCAACAACATTAGCTGAGGTTGTGAATGTGCCACTTACGTTTTCAAGATAAAGTCTTGTTCCAACTTGATACACGAGCGTACCAGAGGCAGCGCCCTGTGTAACTGTTTCGCCGTTAGAATATGAACCAGAAACAGCAATTGTAACTGTTGTATCTTTAGAAGTTGCAGTTGCATTTGTTGAGTTTGCTGAGAGGAACTCTAGCTGGATATCATCAATTTTATATGATGGTCTCGCTTCTTTCTTATCTCTATCGATAGAAATTTTATATCCCTCGTTATAGAAATCAGAAGAAGTAAAGTCAACAAACTGATCAACGATAATACCGTTCTTGAATCGATCAATACCAGAACCGTCGGCAAGGAACAGAGACTTTGTATCTGCTTCAAGTAGAGAAAGCGAGGTATAATATTCGAGATTGTCAATTCTTTCTTCAAGACCACCAATATCACGCATTGTGTATCTGCGAATACGTCGAGGCTCAATACGAACTGCAAGATCTGCTCTGCCCTGTTTTGCGGTTGCTGTTGAAATCCTACCAGCATTTTCTTGTGGTAATGATGGATATGGCTTCACGTGGACAATGGCAATGGTCATACCATCAGCAGCTTGTGCTGGTGTTCTTGGCTCAAGGTCGGGAACACCCTTGATAACATGTACATTACCAGTTTTTGTAATTACAATTCTATCTCTTCTTGGGAGATAATACTGATAATCAATTGTGAAGTTTTCGTTTGGAGCAGGATAACGTAGTCCACTTGCTGGCTCAACAACTGCAGTTGAGGTTGCTGGGTTTCTTGTAATATTTGTTATAGATGATACGTTATTTGCAGTATCTGTTATACGAGGACGAATATCGATGCAATTTCTAAGATCGAATCTATTGCCTGTTGTTGGTGAAGTAAACACAGGGATCTCAGCAGTTTGAATTGCATTAGTATTTGCTGTATTCACATCATCAATAGGATATGAATCTACAGAGAAGTAACCAACACCAGATGATGTATCGTGAGTGAAGAAGTCAAGTTTAACAAGATATACGTTACCGTTTGCAATCGTATGTGTAGAACCTGGCTTCAGAAGAAGTTTTGAGTGCGTATACAGATTATCACGCATACCTGTATCGAGTTCAAACTCTCTTGTTACATCTGTGCCTTCGCTTGTATTTGCGAAGTAAGTGTTGCCTGTTTTTACTCGAATTTCACGTAGCTTGTGTCCATCAGAAAGACCAAGGTTATATGGACCAGAAGTTCCAGGCGAACCAACCTGTGTATTTGAGTGTCCCTGCGAAATATTCAGCTCAACATAGCGACCTTCGTTAATGGTCTTAGCAATTTCTTGACCGTTTTGCTTTTTCAGTTTGGCAAATACTCTTGCTGTTGTACCAGATGAAAGAGTTTCATCAATGTCAATAGATGCTTGTGTTGAAGAGTCAATCGTAACAGATCTTGAACCACCATCACCACCAACACCAGAAAGGTTGATTACCTGTCCTGGCTGGAATGATTTGGTAAGAGCGCCAGCTGTTGCATTTAGCCCAAGCTCGTAGGTTGTGAATGAGTTTGTTGCAACACTGTTAATTGTGAACGTATTTGAGTAACCAGCAACGGCAATGACCTCACCAACATTAAGTTTGGAAGATGCGCCTGTGAAGCTGATTGTATGGCCCTGATCAGAAAGTGTAGCTGTTCCAAGAGTGGCAGAGCTCGTCGCCGAACCCTTGAGAACCATATGGAAATTTGCTTTCTTGTTTGTTGCACTTACGGCACCAGTTGATAAATTGAAGATCTCATCTGCGCCATCGGTTGTAACTGTAACAGTACCATCGGCAGCAAGCGTAACATCAAATTCATCATAGAAGATGAAGTCATTATCAATCGTAGTTCCATCTGCTTCACGAACTGTTTTGACATAAGAAGATGGAATATTAAATACGCCAGTATTAAACTTGGTTTCAATAAGTACAGTATTACCACTTGTCACTACAGTGTCTGCAACACCATCATATGTGCTATCATCAAAGTAAACGCCACGGACTGCACTGATATTGTTTGCAGTCTCTACGATGTCATAAATGTACATGTTATATGTACAATCAGCATCACCCTTTTCGCCGGATGAATGTTCAAATGCTCTTATACGAGCTTCACCAATTTTTGTTCTGCCAGTAACACTTGAGGTAGAGAATGTACCGTTTGAAATCGCATTGAATGGAGTATTGTAGAAAGAAACTCTATCGTGACCATTGATATCCCATGTGCCAACTGCTTCATTCACCTGAATATAGTTGCCATACTGCATTGTAATAGGTAGATCATCAACTGTTTCGTAATCTGTACCCTTATCAACTGCAGCGACACGAGATGATACAAGATCAGTTTCAAATCCTTTGATGTATGCCTTACCTGGAGCAACTGTCACTACGAGTTTATTTGAATCGCCGCCCTGGCCAGCAGTATAGTAACCACCATTATTTGCACTGTTAAGATGTTCTCTTACCTTTGCATATAAACCCTTTACGATATAATCACCGGATTCGTCGTAGGTTCTTCTTGCAATGTATTCGTTAATGATTGAATACATTGGCTTATCTTGTTTCATATACGGATCGCCGTTCTTAATCCGCATTCTTTCTACAAAGTTTGCATCGTCAACATCAGTGAGATTTTTGACGGTAAGAACAGGAGTTAGCTTAAGACGATTGGCGCCTGGAGCCGCATAGTTGTATGCGCCCTGCGCTGGATCGAGTAGAGTTGTATCGGTGTCAGAGTTGACAAGAGTTTCGTTGATTGTAAAACCGACTTTGGCATTTGTGTTTGCATCATATCGGCCAATAATTGTATTAGATGTTGGAACACGAATGAAGTGATCCTTGGCATATAAAATACCTTCGCCGAAAATAATTCTCGAACCCGTACCAGTTGCAGTAACGGTTGCGTTTGCTGTAACAACATTAGCAGAAAGAGCAGTATTAGATGTTAGAACTTCTCCGCTCTGAAATGCAGCAGTTGTTCCAGCCGTTCCTGATCCAGTATATCGAATGTAAAGAGTTTTGATATTAGGATTGTTTGCCTCAGCACCATCGAGAGAATCAAGAACATAAGCTGTCACGCCACTTGTTGCGCCAGTAACAATTGAGCCAACGAAAGCAGCGGCATTTACTGTTGTTCCAGATGAATCTGCATCTCTCAGTTTGACGAATTTTGCATTTCTATCATATACCATTTCGAGTCCACGAACAGTACTACCTTCTTTGAAGATATGTTCGCCAAACCTATCGATCTGGTTCTGGAGAATGGTTTGCAGCTGAGTAAGCTCACGTGCCTGAACTGCTAGCCCAGGACGAAATAGCACTCGATGAAAATTTTTTGACTCGTCAAAATCATCATAGTATGGATCGACGTTGAGGTTTGTCGATAATGATGCGGTATTTGCAAATGCCATTCTTTGTAATCCTTAGAACTTCACTACGATTTTAATATCTTCTATTTGATCGGCAGCACGTGATACTGGAACACGGTTTTCAATATATATATGATCTCCAGTATACGGTACTAGGTTATCTGTTTGTGGTAAAGTAATTGTGTCCAACACAGCTGTGATATTGCTAGACAATCCCGTTAGAGTTTCTGTTAGAGTAAATGATCCATTTGAAGCACTGTCCGTGATTGTTAGTATACCAGCAGTATTTGATGTATTAGTGTTGGCAAAACTCACAATTTTACCAGCAGCACCAGATGTACCGCCACGCACAGTTTCATCAAGAGTATAAGCTCCAGTTCCAGAAACACTTGAGACTGTAAGTCTAGTTGTTTGATTGTAGCGAGGTCCAACTGCAACTGAGCCATTAGCAACAAGAGGATCACGAATAAGACCAATCGTTCTATAGTCGTTAACAGTCGGGAAAGTGTTTGATTCACCGCCATCTAGTTGCACGTTTAAAATAACATTATGTGCAGCAAATTCTCCTACTGGATCTGATCCATGTCCGCCTGGAGGTGCAACAAATGCTGTGGCAGTTGCGCCGGACCCATGGCTAGTATTACCAGTAATTGTAACTGTCGCTTCAGAATAATTAGAACCAGTAGAAATCATATTTACATAATTAACTGAGTTCGATGTTGTAGTGTCAACGTTACAATATGCCAAAGCTCCTGTGCCATCACCAGAAATAGTGATCAAAGGACTTACTATGTAGGTAGAAGCTGTATTTGGTGTAATAGTAAAATTTGTTTTGAGTCGAGCAACCTTTGTTGTTCCAACATAATCAATAATTTCTCTGACCTGACCAGCTCCAAGACCAGAAGAAACATAAAGAGCTGAGCCATTGTAAATGTTGTCAGAAGTATTTGCGCTTGTTGCAAGCGTAACTGTATTGGCTGCAGCTGCAGCCAAAGTTCCTGAATCATTCATATAAGAATTGCCACTCACAGTGACATCAATAACATCAATTGAGCCATTAGCAGTCGTTGCCTGAACATCAAATTGCGCTGATCCGTCATCAGCGGTAAGAGTTTTGATTGGAATAAAGTCTTCGGTCAAAAACTTCAAAGAAGCAGCAGCATCAATTGTGTACATAAATTTCCACTGATAACCATCAGCTGTTGCGAGCGTAGCTGTCGAAGTTCCTGTTGGCTCTACGGTAGAAGATACACCTTTATTATTGAACAAACACTTATATACATTATACTGGTTGTTTACAACATAAAATGTATTTGAGCTTGCAGGATCATCCCAAAGAGTTGTCGAAGTTGTGTTGTATTCTCTATAAACTGTATTGTTTACCCAATTATAACGAGGAACTGCGAATGTGACATCAGAACCCTGTAGCTTTTTTGCAGCAAGCATTTTTTTCCAACTGTCATATTCAGTTTGTTGCACTGAATCTGATGGTGTTGGTGGGCTGTTGTCGTCATCCCATGGTGAAACACGAGCAATGTATAGATACATGCTCGTGCCTGAGCTTTCACTGAACGCTTCGTGAAATTGTTCGGCGTTATGAACACGAAAACGTCTTGTTACAATTCCTGGCATTTACAAATTCCTATGGGCGTATTTCTTTTATTTATAATGGTTATGCGCTCGTATTGGACACATAATAGTAATCAGCAGCAGCATTAGTCTGCCCTTCATATCCAACATTCGCACTTGTGCCATGAATAGTCATAGCTGTATTGGTTGAGATTGTATTCACAAAATACATACCATTCGCTGATGTACCAACCGTCAGGATTTGTGAGTTGGCTTCTAGCTCTGATTCGAATAGTGTTGAAGTACCAGTAACATTGAAAGAACTGTTTGTAAGACCAAGTGTTCCAGTACCCTTTGTATAGATTCTAACCTTTGACTCAACGACTGTATTGCTTTGAACAGCATTTGCAAAGAGACGTACTCTACCAAATATTTTGGTTCCTGCTGGGTGGAGAATACTGTTGACCAAATCACGATACGTTTCGTTGAACTGATTGCTCTTGATTTCGTATGAGAATTCTTGATAGTAGAAGTTATCTTGTAGTTTGTTGTTCCAAGATAACCAACCCTTCGTATCAATATAGCGTCCAGGATAATTAATAACACCTGTTACGTTTGGCGCACCAGTCGCATTTTCTGTTCCGCCTCTGCTTATGTTTGTAATTGTAACTGTGTCAAAACGATTATAGTTTTGTCCTGGGAAGATAACACGGACGGCATCAATAGCACCAGCAACATGCTCTGAAAATACTGCAGAATTTCTACCTTTGAACCCTCCATCTGGATCGGGAATATCCATAACAGAAATATTTGTTTGAACAACATTCGCTGAAGGTAAAGTTGGGCTGTAACCAGAGCCAGAAGCTGTTGTTGTTAATGTCGCAATACTACCAGTAATTGTATTTTGATAATTTAACCCAGAAATTAATGTCGATGACACGTTTGCGCTAGCAAGATTAGCAGAAACAGAAGCTGAGTTGGCGCCCAATGAAACAAATGTTGGACCTGTATTTAAAACAACAGAAGCCATAGGACCGATTATATCTTGGCCCACTAAGATAGTTTCTGTGTTTGCGATACTACCTACAACGAAATTGGTTCCTGTACCAGAACCTTGATCATAAATATTTATGGTTGCGCCTGTTGTGTAGCCAGACCCACCTCTTTCCACAAGCCATCGAACAGCACTATCACCAGAAGTTTGTGTAACAACGCCATTAGCGCCTGATCCGGATGTACTCGTAAAGGTTACAGAATCGCCTTCTTGGTGAAACGCACCCGCCGTTTGAATGTTAACACTCCGAAGAGCGCCTGAGGTCGCAAAGATAGTTGCGAATATTGTTCGGTCATCAAATAATGCAACGACTTCATTGTCTTGGAAATTGCCATCGATATCAATTAAAAACAATTCGTCAACAAGTGTACCACTACTAATACCCTCTGAAATTCGAGTTACACGAGCAGTTGCTCCACTTGTTAAACCGATTATTCTTTCATTCAAAAAGGCAGAAACAACATATGTAGAGGCTCTTGGTGGACCAAGGCGAATAGCATTTTCGATTACCCAGCGACCATCCGAGGCTCTGAGCATATCTTCGCCTGGATAATAAAATTCAATTTCTTCATTATACAATACACGAAAAAGCAAACGATATGAGAGTTCAGAACCTCTGCCTCTGTGTAGATCTTTTACATGCTTTGCAAGTTTTTTGCGATCTGCGAGTGTGCTCCGAGGAATCGTCCCCATAATTTCACGATGAAAATACTCAAGATATTTGTCATACGTGTCGTCAATGTCTTGATAATTGAGTAGGTTTTGTGAAACCTCAATCGCATTGTTAGCTTGTTCCATCCACTCATAATATGCTTTGACAAAAGCAATAAGGTTCGGACCATCGTCACGAACGAAGAATGGAAACTGTTGATCAACTAACGTCGATATTTTTTTGTCAGTAGACATTGATTAGTATACCACTGTGTTAACACCAGAGTCTGGCGTGTTTACAGTAACACCCGACGTTGTTGCTGTAATTGTTGCTGCGACTAGTCTTGTTGTTGCATCATCGAACATAGTGATCTGAGCATTTGCGATCAAAAGAATTTGATTTCGAATCGCATTTACATCATTTCTATTTGGTGTAGCATAGATACTGAGCGCAGAGCCAGTAAATGCTGACGGCTGGAAACTGTTAAGTGTAACCAAACCAGTAGCATAATCAACTGTACCAACGGTAGCAATGTAAACTACATTTGATCCACCAGAAAAATAATAAACTCTCATATTACCTTCGCCATCATCATCTAAGAAACAATTACTGATTCCTCTATATGTAAATGCACTTGATGCTATAAAGTGAGAACCAGAGTGCGTGGTATGTCCCTCAGACACTGGCTTTTTAATTGGATTATTGAAAGCAATATTATATGTAGCAGAAAGAGAAGTATTTGGAACGAACCTTCTCTCCATTTTAAAATCAATCAAACTACTTGTGATAGATGCATCTGCAAAATCTACTGCATTTACGAATCGTGAATAGCGAAACCTTCTGTTCGTAAATGTTCCGAGGTTTGTACTTTCGAATGAAGCAACTGCATTGGCAATTTTAGTTTGCACCTCTGCGGCTGATAAAGTAGTTCTCGTTGAGTCATAATATGAAGCAATTGATGGTACGATATAGAGATAGTTTGCGTCAACGAACTCAGGATCAATACTCATTACATTATATTTTTTGAGCTGAGATTTGATCGAATCTTTTCTATCAACAGAAATCAATGTTCCATTATTTGGTTTTACGGAGATATATACCTTACCATAAATGGGAGGACTGTTTTCCTCTCCACCCCAAACAGAAACCGAATCAAAGTCTGAGTTGTCACGGAGAATGATTCGCTTGTAATCGTCAGCAAGAACAGCTCTATTTTGCGTTTCAAAGTTCTTTGGCGCATTGAACTTAATTGAGTCGATGCTTTCGGGCGCTACCCCACCAGATGTTGTTGAATTGACGGTGGCGGTGAACGTGCTATAACCAGCAACTGTTGATGGATCGGTAAAGGCTGAAATGGAATTACCATCTTCGCCATTACAAACACGATACTGTGCAATTATAATATTACCATCATCAGGCTGCTTACCAATTACTCCATCGCCGAAATAAATCTCAAACTGCTGATCCTCTGTTTCTTGTAAAAAGAATACATTTGATGTAGCCGTGACTTCTGTAATATCATCGGCAATATTCCAACGAGCAGAGGTAGTATCCCCAGAACTGACTTGTACATCAACAACGATCGAACGTGTGTCAATGTTTTCGTTTGGAAGAATATATTTTACAGGAGCATTTGTATCAACGGTAAATCGATGAGTGATAGGACGACCTTCAACAATTTCTACATTTGCTGTAAATACGCCTGTCGTTGAATAAATTGTTGTTGCTTCAGGAGTAACAAATTTAAGAGTTCTTCCATCAACAGTAGCTGACCACTCTGTATTTTTAGCAATCGTTACTGATGTTGGATCATCGTCTGGAGTGATTCCAACATTCAAGTATGTGCTCGCACCACGTGCAGATGTTGGTGTGTAGTTAAGCATCTTTGCTCTTGAAACAACACTCTCACGTAGCTGAGCAGAGTCGAGGAACATTTCGTTACCGACCATACTTGTATAAAATGCATTTTGGTAGGTGTTGTATGCAAGAAGATCCAGCAACATAGAAATTGTGGAACCTTCAAAATTGTAATCAGTGAACTCTGGCTTTGCAGAAATATAGTTCTTCATCGACGTTTTGATGTCGTCGAAATCCAACTCTGTTACACTTATTGATGAGTTTGCAGCCATATTATCGGACTCTTTCTAGAAACACGTTTACCGAGACGGGATTAATATCGTTTACTACTCTGAACGTAATCGTAACATTTAGAGCATTCAAATCATCTTGTGCGTCAACCTTTATTTCATCAACCTCTGCTCTTGGCTCAAAGTTGTCTAATGCCTCACGAATATTGTTTGAAATCTCATATTCCGTAATGGGGGAAAAGTTTTCAAACAACTGTGCTAATACATCACCTCCAAGAATAGGATTGTATGGGCGTTCATAAAAGTTAGTCAGAACGATATTCTTTACGCTCTGTTTCACTGCTTCACGATTTGTCAATGCCTTTACATTACCAGTTACTGGATGGGCATTAAAACTTAATGGTATATCCTTGAATACTGGTTCTTTCAGCTCTGGCATTTGACTTCTCTATTTTTCTTTTATTTATAAAGCTACTCTGCGAGTATACTGTTATTGGATCCCCATTCACCAGCTGGTTTTGGAACTGCGCTACGAGTTGCTTGTTCTATACTGACTGAGAACTTATTTCCTTCTTTCGTAAATGTCCCCTCTGGACCGGAAGCATTTGGTAGCCCATTTCTGACAAATTTGATACATGCGTCAGCAAGCTGCTGCCAATTATTTGCATTCCATTTTTCAGGATCTCTGGCTACTAAATTTTCCCTTACTGAATCACTTAGATCATTTATCGCTTTAATTCTTTGATACGCAAATGAGAATATACCAAACACCTTAAAAACAACATATTCCTCAAAGGCTAACTGAGTTGGGAACATCGCTGGTTTCCAATAATCATTCTTTTTTGTAAACACAACTGGTCTCGTTTCATAATCATCAACATTCATCTTAACTTTTTGTTTCAGTTTGACGATATCTTTGAACAAATCTGGCCAATCTACAGTAGTAGTTGTGGGAGCTTCTGCTTTTGGTTTTTGAGCAGGTTTTTCTGTCGCAGCTACATTTGGAGGAAGCAGTTTTTTATCCTCAGGCGTAATATTAGCAGGAACCGTCTCATCTTTCACTGGCTTAACTTCCTCTTCTTTTTTTGAAGGAGGAGGTGTTGGTATTTTTTTAGCATCAGTAACTGGAACCTTTGGTTTCTCGCCTTTTTTGATAGGATTGTATGCAATAATTTTACCAGTATCATCTCGTTGCGGTTCAACATCGAAGTTCGGAACCTCCTTGCAAGGATCGAATCCAAGAGGATTAGACTTCAAATTATTAACAAGATCATCAATATTAACATCTGGAATATCACCAAATTTTTCTTTTATTGAATCCAGTTGATTTAAAAAGCTGATAGGATTGGTCAACTGCCCAAGAAGTTTATTGATCTCAACCTGTAAATTCGGTAGCTCTGCTTTTATTTCAGGAATCAATCCTTCCATTTTACCTTGCATTGCGGAAAGCTGATTTTGTAGATCTCCTTGGATACTACTTAAACTACCAGCAATACCCTTTCCCTGAGATGTCAATTCTCCTAGTTTCTTTTCGACATCAAGCATTGCATTGTCAATACCTTGAATCTTAAGATCAACTCCACAGAGATCTAATTTAACTGGTATAGCCATCTATTTCTCCTATGGCGCCGTTGGTGTTTCGGGTGTGGAGCAATCATTATCGCTTGTACGAGCTGGGTCGGTTGAGCATGAATAGTTAGTACCAGCATCGTGCCTTGCATATGTGTCTGCCTTGATGTAGATTTTTCTATCACCAACATGAGTGAATGAGTTGACACCGCCATACTGTGTATAGTGAGTTGAGCCAAACGTAAAGTGAGAAGCACCAGTGACTTGTTCTTTTAATGTGCTATCAAAGTCCATTGTCGCAGCTCCTCCGGCTTTTAGATCATATGTACTACCAGAAGCAATACCCATTTTTTGCCCAGAACCCATATTTAAATTTTTGATTGTAACAATATCTGTATTTGAAAGTACGGTTGTTTTGCTATTGACGAATACAGTTTTGACTTCGTTCTTTTTGATTTGGATCTTATTATCTTTACCGATCGTTTCAGTATAAGAACCATCAACGATTGTCTTTCTATCGCCAGACACACGCATAGTTTTGTTACCATTGATCTGCGTGAACTCGTCGGTCATCACCTCTTTCTTATCATTGCCTTGAATCTTTGTCACTCGGTCGCCACGAACCGTAACGTATTGATTGCCATCAACTTCAGTGTAATGATCGCCTTGTACATATAGCTTACAATCACCAACGATCGTAACGGTTTGATTGCCCTGAATATAAACCTTTTCGTCGCTGACTGTGACACGATAATCCTTACCAACTACCTTTGTCACACGAGTACCATCAGGCTGAATCTCTTCAAATGTTCCTGTTCTATGATATTGATGGATTCTTTCAACGCCAGCAGTGTCATCTATTTCAAATACATGACCAGATTCTGACTTGTGAACGTGGTTATATGGATACGATGAGCTAGTTGTGATGTTATCTGGATATTCATTTACCGTTTCACCGCCATATCTGGGATTCGGTTCTTCCCAGGTTGGTCTTGTGTCTTCTACATCATTTTCATCCAGAGCATAATCTGCAGTGTATCGTTCACCAAGCGAATCAGTATCGGGTGCGGTTGCTGTTGGAACCTTACCAAGACTCGATTTGGCTGCTCTTTTATTTACAAGCGTGTTGTCTTCTTCTGCATCATCCCGAGCAAGTAATGGTGTATCAGGCGCATTAAAAACTTTTGGATAAACAGCTGCTGGATCAAAAAATCCCTTTGGAGTGTCTGTCCCCTCAGTTGGAATGCCAGCCAATGTGCCCATGATCACTGGTCTTTGTGCTTCTGCACCATCAGCAAAAAAACCGATTACCCAAGTACCTTCTAAAATGCCTGTTGCGCTTTTACCTATACCTCCAAGAGCAGCAGAGGTAACATCTTGAATCGGCTGCGCCCATGGAAGAGAACTGGTCGGTATCTCATCTAGGTTGTCAGTATGCCAGCCATAACAACGCACACGTACCCGACCGAGCTCGAGTGGATCAGCTCTATCTTCAACGACACCATACCACCAAATAAACTGTTCGCCAAGATTTTTCATTATTTTTCCTCAATCGCTTTCTTCGCATATGTATCTTTCACACACTCTAACACTGTAAAATATACATTATCCTGCTTTTGATATGTGTGTCGGACTGCAGTAACAAGGAACTTCTTATCCCAAAGCAGCTTTAATTTCTTAGCATATTCTGCATTTTCACTCGCAATAGGAACATGCAGGTTAACAACCTGACCGATTTCAATGTCACTATTACCTGGAATACTTACGCTGACAACGATGTTAGATAACTGATACCTCGAAGCAACATTATATTTGAGCCGTGTATGCATTCTTCTTGGATTACGGATTTGCGGATCGGTTTCTATTGATTGTGAAATACTATTGATCTTTGGATAATTCTCGCCGATATTACTGATGTTATAATATTTTATTGTTGTGTCAGCGTCAGAATTGAAAAAAGAGTCTTTTGCAATCAGAAACTCGCTGCCGAAATTTTTCTTTGCCTTTTCTAAATGAGCTATTTCATTCAGCTCGTTTGAATACACAAACGTCTCTTCTGTAAATCGTTTTAAGATAGGATCAATTGTCTCAACCTTATGTGCATATAACCCATTTTCCAGATTGTCAATGGTGTCAAGCTGACTTACAATGTCAAGCGAACTGATCTTTTGATAGTCATGAATCTTGTTGGTCTTGCTGGTTTCTTCTGAGTTTGCAGGAGCGAGATAAAAATCGTCAAACACTTCCCCTTCAATCAACGAGTCAATCGTTTTGAAGTACCAGCCATCCTCTCTCTGAAAGAAGATAAAATTGGGAGATTCTGAATCTTGAGTTTGACTCGCTGGAAATGTTTCCTGGCTAACATAATCGATCACATCAAACGGCTTTTCGCCAGGAAATACAAAGGAATGATTTTGTATAGTTTCCTGAACGTCTAAATTAATCTTCTTTTTTACAATGCCATATTCTTCTTCGGTTGGACGAAGAAAGTTCTCATAAACAGCAGAAACAACCTGACTTCCCTTTAAATCAATAAAGCTCTTATTGACTGACTTTCTTAAATTGCTTATGACTTCTTGGCTGATACCATGAAGAATGTACCCCTCAGATCTTTGCTCAACCTGCTCTCTGTCTGAGATCTTATAGACTCGGAAAACATAATTGAGTTTCTTTTTGAAGGTAGGCGTTTTAAATGAGATCACAAGCGTCTCATCACCGACGATTGGCATAAAATCAATCAGAGCATTTGCGTCGCTCAGATAAACTTCGCATTTAATACCTTTTGTGAACAGGTCATTATAGATGCTGAACTCAATCATCAACTCTTTGACGCTGACGAAGTTCCTTTGTGAATTATAAAGGATGACATTGTCTAATTCAATGTCATTTGCTTTGTAGGTCAATGTGGTCATTATTCAAAAATGCTCTCGGCTTCAGCAAGGAATTGATCGAGGTATTCTCTTTGAAGGATTTTGATTTGCCGTTTCTTTTCGTTTTCTCGCTCTTCATATGTATAGTTTGATACTTCACGCTTTTCATTCGCTCCAAGAGAAGCATATGTCGTTGCATCTACGTTAATTGTATCTTCTGGAATCAGTGTTCCATCAAAAAGTACTTGCTGATCCTGATAAATCCATTCATAATGATGTACGGTATTAAGCGCAGACTCTATAGACCCATACTTTGATTTTACGAACTCTGTGAATACTTGATAATCCAATGGCCAACCATAAATTGGATCTTGAATATCATTGACGAGGTAAATTACCCAATCTAATGTGACATCTTGATAATAGCGATTTGCAATAAACTGAGCTGACTGTCCCTCTTCAACAATGTGTTCATAATATAATGCGCTTCTATTTTGTAAAATGTCAAGGAGTTTGAATCGCAAAAGAGGGTTCTGAACCGTGTTAAAACGATTTGTCTTTTCAATATCGTATTGAACCAAAGGAAAGTTATTAAAGAAATGAGCCATTATCTGTTACTCTTTTCGATTGAGTCTTTTGTAACAATAGAGATTTCTTGGAATGTGAGTGACAAATTGACCGACACAGGTGATTTTTCAGATGCACTGAAATCATGATAAAGAGGTTGTCCCTCTGCATGATAGTTTACTTCTACTGTTTTACAAACAGATGGAGCTGGATTGAATAGATGCTTGGCGTGATGAAAATCAATATCAAACTGCTCTGGATAATCAAAGAAGTGTTTGTTATTTGAGTTTATACCAGGAGCAGCATGAAACTTGAATGCCTTAATAATATCTTCAATAGCGAGAGTTTCTTCTCTACTTTTCGCTACGAGCTTCCACTGAAATGTATATTCTCGGAACGATGGCTGAGAATACAACACAGCCATATATGGGTTGCGAGCGATACCAGCGCCAGCAATAGCACCCTTTACTGCCTGTCCAGCCGCCGCACCAGCGAGTGCTCCAGCAATACCACCGAGCTGAGCACCGACCAACGCCCCAGCATTTTGTTCTGCTGCCATCAGTCCATAATATTGAGTTGCTGCTCCAAGATCGGCTCTTGAAACACTTGCCGCCATATCAATCACAGAACTGATACCGCCAGCAGCACCTGCTCCACCTGCCGCTGCGCCAGCCATGCCAGCAATACCAAGACCTTCTGTATTGTATTCCTGGCCATACTGAGTGCCAAGGTTAGCAGGAATAGGTAAATAAATCAAACGAATGCTTGATTTCTTAGGAAAATCTTCTTTGCGTGCAAATTTTGGGTGATTGACCTTAAACACCATCCAGTGATCCAACCGATCAATGTCAAGAGGGTATCTCAGTTCTCTTCTTTTACTCGCCAGTGACTTAGCAAGAGGAGACTTCGGAGTATCCTTGCTATTCGATGGGAGTGTTACTTCGTCTGCTACTGCCTCTGGCATCTATAAATACCTTTACTGGAAACTGTTTTCATATATTTATAATGGCTACATACAAAGGTCGCTATAGACCATCAAATCCAAAGAAATATAAAGGCGATCCTACGAACATCATTTACCGCAGTTCTTGGGAACTGAAGTTTATGAAATGGTGTGATCTCAACGAGGCTGTAATTGAATGGCAATCCGAAGAGTTCTGCATTCCTTACAAAAGCCCAATCGATGGTCGATTTCATAGATACTTCCCTGACTTTCTTGTTAAGATTAAAAACAAGGACTCGCTAGTGGAAACATGGGTTGTTGAAATAAAGCCATTATCACAGACCAAAGAGCCAAGACCACAGAAACGATTGACCAAGAAGTATTTGAATGAGGTCAAAACATATGCCATTAACAAATACAAATGGGATTATGCGCTAGAGTGGTGTAAGGACAGAAATTACAAGTTCGTGATCTTTACAGAGAGAGAATTAAATATACGCTGAGCATTATAAATAATGAAAAGGAGTTTTAGATGCCAGCGTTTACGTTTGACCAGTTACTAGCAAAGGGTGTCAGTGCCGGAAAGATTCCAGCTCGCACGCAAGATGCTAGAGATTGGTATCGTAATACAGCAAAGAAAGCAACAGTGACTGACAGTCAGTTGATGCGTTCAGACAGAGATAAGTTGAGAAATGCAACAGCTGTTGGTAAAATGTATGCATTTTTCTATGACCCAAAGCATAAAGAAACACTACCATATTATGATCGCTTTCCTCTAATCTTTAAAGTAAAGAATGTTCCAGGTGGATTTCTCGGTATCAATTTACATTATCTTCCACCGCAGCTCCGTGCAAGATTGATGGATGCCCTTTATGATTTGACAACAAATGAAAGATATGATGAAAACACGAGGCTACGTTTGAGCTATGACATTCTAAATGGTGCATCAAAATATAAATGGTTCAAGCCAACGCTGAAAATGTATCTAAACAAACACGTGCGTTCAAGATTCTTACTGATCGATGCGGTAGAATGGGACATGGCTCTCTTTCTCCCAACTGAAAGATTCGAGAAAGCAAGCAAGTCTGCTGTCTGGGCTGACAGCCGTAAAATTATTCGAGGTTAACAAATGGCTTTTGATGTCAACCGATTCTCCGGAGAGATGGCCAAGAACGGAATCGCTAAGACCAGTGATTTTGAAGTAGAAGTTACAGGCGTACCTACCGCTGGTGGAGGTGGTGGTTTTTCTGTCGGTAATCTGATTCGAACAGTAACCAGCGCAGTTAGTGGAGGATTCCCACCGAGTATTGGTGGATTGTTCGGCGGTGGAGCTGGAACTGCACAGTCACTAACTCTACGGATTGATTCTATTCAGTTTCCGGGCAGAAACATCAACAACGTTGATTATCTCGATTATGGCGCACCATATAAGGTCGGCGGTAAAACGAATTATGGCAACAGTGTAGCAATGACTGTTATCTGTAGCCCAAACCTTGTTGAGCGTGAGTTCTTTCTTGCATGGCAGGATCTCATTGGCGGCGATCATAGAACCGGAACAACGAACTTTGATCTTGGGTATTATGAAGAATATGTTTGTAAGCAAGGATTTCAGATCTATCAGCTTGACCCAAATGGAAATAGAACAAGAGTTATCAAGCTGATTGATTCATATCCTGCTGCGATTGGCGATATGTCTGCATCTTGGGCATCAACAGAAGTTGTAAGAATGCCGGTGACAATGTCATATAGATATTTTGAAGAAGAAGATGTTGCATCAACGCCATTTAGTCTTACAGGCGGCATTGAGAATATTGCCTCGACTGTGAATGCTGTTCGGAACCTTCCCGCACAAATTAAGGGAAGATCAAGAGCAGCACTCGATAGAGCGGGGATTCCTAGATTTTAAATTGAATTGGAGTAGAATATGGCTTTACCACAATTAAGTACACCTGAATTTGAGACTGTTATTCCTTCGACAAAAGACAGAATTAAGTTTCGTCCATTCTTGGTGAAAGAAGAAAAGATTTTGTATATGGCTCTCGAGGGTGGCGAACAGAGAGACATTTATAATGCGACAATGAATATTATGGAGTCATGTATTTTGACTCCTGGCGTAAACTACAAAGATCTGACTTCATATGATCTTGAGTTTTTGTTTCTACAGCTGAGATCAAAATCAGTTGGCGAAAAGATCGAGCTGAACATTCGTCATATGAACGAAGAGTATGCTGAAAAATGCAAAGAAGCTACTCAGGTTTCGATTGATATTGATGATGTCAAAGTTGAATATGACGATCAGCATGTTGACAAGATTGACTTGGGTAATGGTATTGGTATTAAGTTAAAAGATCCTAATGCCTCTATCTTTACCAAGATTGATCAGAACGCCAATGACTTTGATCAAATGCTGACAATGGTTTATGACTGTGTTGACATGGTGTATGATGCTGAAGACGTTTATACTGACTTTACGATGGAAGAGCTTGATGCGTTTCTCGGGCAGCTCACAAAGGATCAGTTTGAAAAGATCACTGGGTTCTTTAACACTCTGCCGACAATGAGGCACAAGGTGAAGTTTAAGTGTTCGGAATGTGGTGAAACAGAAGAAGTGACACTCGAGGGTCTACAAAGTTTTTTTACATAGCGCTCAGTCATGATTCGCTGTTCAATATGTACTATACGAATTTTAGTTTGATGCAGCACCATAAGTATAGTTTGACTGAGTTGGAAAACATGATACCGTTTGAACGACAGATTTATGTCAATTTGTTATTACAATATCTTGAGGAAGAAAAAGAGAGATTGGAACAACAATAATGGCTTTACCGAATCCTAACCCTGCTGGTGCTGCTGGTGGCAGCGGCGCTGCAGTAATGACATCTAATGATAAAACATTTTCTGCTATGGCGAAAGATCAGTCTTTTGCAACAGATTCATTACAAGTTCTTGTTTCTCTGACTGATAAACTTGTTGATGGGCAGCAAAAACTATTCGAAATGTTTTCGAAAATGTTCGAACGTGAATCAGAAAAGAGAACCGTTGAAGATACCGCTGGCGCTGTAACAGGCGAAAAACTTGATTTGAAATCTGCTTTAGAAAAAGCAGGTGGATTTGGTACTATCTTAGGAGCTGCTCTTGCAGCATATGCGCTCGACCTCGACAAGTATATTCGTACTGCCTTTGCTGCTCCTGTAATTTTCAAAGGAGTAGGAGCAGCATTTCGATCTGTGTTTGGTGGCTTGAGAGAAACCAAATTGTTTAAGGATATAGCAGGGTTTGTGAGATATTGGACTGTGCCTCTACAAAATATTGCAATAGGTTTCAAAAATATTGGGAAAGAACTGAATGCGTTTGGAAAAACAGTAACAGTGAGTTTCAAGTCTCTCAATATCTTCGGTAAAATTGGAGCCACGTTGAGAATGATTGTTAACCCATTCGTGAATTTTTTTAATTTCATTAGAGGATTGGGTCCAGTAGCATCTGCAGTTGGCAAAGCAGGTGCATTGTTTGCAAAAGTTATGCCTATATTGAAAGGTATTGCGTCTAAACTTCTCTTACCTTTGTTTGCAATCTTTGATTTTATTTCAGGATTCATATCTGGGTTTGCGAGTCAGGGCGAAGGTGATACAAGGTCGACGATGGAAAGATTACTGGACGGTCTTGGTTCAGGTCTATTGAAAATGTTAAAGGGTATCTTCATCGTTCCTCTTGACTTAATACGACAAGGAATTGCTTATGTAGCAGAACAATTGGGATTCGAGGGTATCGCTGAAGCATTGAGAAGTTTTTCGTTCAATGATCTCGTCGATGGCGTATTAAAGTTTGCCAGAAATCTTTTTGCAGCAGAACCAGAGGATGGCACTTTCAGTATTCGAAAATGGATCAATGATACTATCGATACGGCAATGACTAATGCTAAAAACAACCTCGCTGCTGTTGGTGATGTTTTCAGTGGAATCTGGAAATTTGCCACAAATCTCTTTTCTGCTGATCCAGAAAATGGCTATTTCAGCATTGTGAAATGGGTAGGCGATAAGATCAAGAGCGTTAGAGAAAGCATTACAAACCTATTCAGTAGTAGCGACACAGATGGTGGTGGTAGCTTTGATCTTTCCAGTATTTTACCTTCATTAGATTTCGAGTTCCCTTCTGTCGATAACATCTTACCAATGATTGGCGAGAGAATCAATGATCTTTTCCAAGGTATGGCAGAGGGAATTAATGATGTAAGATTTGTGGGTGGAACACTCGCTGGGTTTTTCTCAGATGCTGGTGCTGCAGCCGCTAATCTTTTTGGCGCACAGTCTATACAAAAATACAATCCCGATACAGGCACAAGAGAAACTATGCAGCTGAGAGAAGCTACGTCTGGACCTGCTATTAAAGCTGATGGCGCAGCTACTGGTCAGCTCTCTCAAGATGTCGCTCAGAAGAAAGAGGGTGGGGGAACAACAGTGATTAATGCCCCATCAAAGGGTGGCGATACAGTTGTTCAAAGTTCAACGACCAATGTCGCAAAAGAAAAGGTTGCGGCAAGAACAATGAATCCTGCAGCTGGTACAGTAGGAAGATAAAAAAAAGAGGGGGAACGAATCCCCCTCTTTCCATAAGAGCATTGCACTCTCATTTAGTCGTCTTCAGCCATCGCCTTAAAGAAATCGAGGCTGTCATCTGACTCATCGTTGCTCCAAGAGGTTTCCTCTTTTTCTACCTTTGGAGCTGGAGCCTGACGAGGCGCAGGAGCAATGTCCTCGTCAACCTCCTCTGCAGTAGAGGATACTGCAGTGGCACCAAGAACTCGATTGAGTCGAGTCTGAAGTTCTTCAAAACTCTTGAAGTTCTTGGCATCGAGAAAATCTTGGAGTGAATATTCAGTACCCCAAATCTTCTCCATCTCATCGTCGTCTTCCAAGAGAGCAGATGGTGAATCGAACTCAGACTTATCATAGTTACGATAGCCTTCTACGTTACGAATCTTCATCTTGAAGTTAGCACCTTCCCAAAAGTCGAAAGGATTGACCGGAGTTTCATCCTCAAACTCAGGATTCATCTGGTCGTTGATCTTATCAAAGATCTTCTTTCCGAACTTGTATAGGAATACCTTACCTTCATTCTCTGGGTGAGCAGGATCCTTTACCACATAGATGTTTGCGATATAGGATAGACGACGCTTCTGCTTACGAGCCTGTTCCTTACCAGCTTCGTCACCACGATTCCACAGAGTGGAGTTATACTCGCCGACAGGATCCTTCTTGCCGAGAGTGGTTAGAGAGTTCTCAATGTACCAGCCACCTGGACCCTGAAAACCATGCGAGAATAAACGTACCCAAGGAATGTCTTCGCTCTTTGGTGCAGGAAGGAAACGGATAACGGCATAACCATTACCAGCCTTATCAACCTCAGGTTGCCAGAACCGAGTATCAGCTCCACCACTCTGATTGCCACCCTGTACCTTATTGGTTTCCTGTACGATCTTATCGTACATGGATTTGCGAGAACGCTTGAGATCTGCGAAAGATGTAGTCATTTATATTTCTCCGTATTAGATATATTTTGTCTTGTCCACATAAGCATCATATAACAGTTTATTTATACTACGCATGAGAGGAAAAGGCAATAGATTTATCAGAAAAATTTATCCTGTTGAACAGTCATTTCGTCATACGACAAATTGTCTTGATTGAAATAATTCTCCTTTTGTAAATAACTAAGGTCCATTTCTAGTTCCTTAACTCTATTTCTGAGGTAACGAAGTTCCCCTTCGTATTTTTCTAATTCAAGATTCATGGATCATCTCCTTAATCATGTTACGATACTGATTGGTATCATAAGTAAGAAATTTACGGTACTTAGAGATAAGTCTAGCCTTTTCCTCCCATACTATGTCATCAAGTTTGACATTCCAGTATCGAATAAATTTCAAAACACTATCCATTATGATAACAGTTTCGATATCGACCTTTTTTTGAAGCAACAGCTTCAGTAGTAGAGGATGATTGCCATCCTCTACCAATAATAATTTATTAAAGTCAAGATCCCTATTCCGGCAGTAATCAAACAAAAAATATAACTCGTTACGAAAATGATAGCTAAGAGATTCCATGCGTTTTTTAAATTGAACATAATTCTCCTCACTTTCCTGTGAAACCAGATTACCAATCCAATTATCGCTGATGACAAAGTTGCTAACAAAGAACTTTACCAACTCCTCATTGTCATATTTTTTAGCAAGTTTACGAAAGAAGAACTTATCCTTTCGTTTTAAAAACGATTCGACGTTTGCCCGAACCTTGCCATTGTATTTGAAGTAATCGTAGTCACTTGAAAAGTGTCTCTTCAACGCAAGGTAAGTTTTATAGGCATCATAACCTTCAGCAACGTCATACATGGTCACACCGGAAGTTTGTTAATCTTTTCCTTCATCATATTCAGATCGCTTGCTTCAGAGGCGATCGACTGTTTAATCTTTGTGTTAATAAGTTTTGCTGCAACCTCAATCTCCATATCATGCCTTTCGCAATAATGAACGATAGCGTCCATATATGGTATCTTGAGTTCGCATACCATCTCCTCGATTTTCATCGAGAAGGATTTCATATTGATCATTTCTTTTCCCATTTGTAAAATATGTGATCCTCGATTTTAGTAGTGCGTGTTTTGGTTTTTGCCCATGCTGGTGATACATAGTAAGCATGGTAGTGTGTCGCACCAGTTGTAATGTCAATCATATCTTGATTCAACAACATACGAGCTAGGCGATAAATGGTGCGATACTTATCCTCGTTATGGATCTTATCCGATTTACCATCACAGTACCAGGAGAACTGGCAGCGATTACGGATAGGGATCATTTCCCCCGATCCACTCCAAGAAGCTCGGTGCGGACCCTCCATTACAACATCACAGACTGTATCTGGGAAGCGAGGGTCATTTACTCGATTGAGTGTTACCTGACCAACTGCAACCTGGCCAGCAATGGACTGACTCCTTGCCTCGTGATAGATATTCAATGCGAGGCAGGAGACTTCCTGGTTTGATGCGCTTACCTGACCGCTACCGCCAATCAGAATTGCGCCTAACAATAGTTTTGCGAGTGCTTGTTCCATTTTTTAATTCTACGCCATTTAGTATTAAAAGTCAATGGAAAAAAATGGGGAGCTGACCGTTGGCTCCCCACGTGTCTATTAAGCGACAAACCTGACTGTTAAAACTGAATACGTGTTTTAACACCAACGATCTTAGAGACTTCCTCGAAGTCCTTATTGACATTGTATTCACCGTAAGGTGATACGGTCAAACGATCCATAACGTCAATATCATACTGAGCGCCGAAGGCAACATTATTGATGTCGCTGGCGTCCCAATCCATGGTTGGCTTGGCCGATAAAGAGAAACCGGAAATACCAGCTTCAATGCCGAACTCGGTCTGCGCCTTTTCAGTATCAATGTTATATTCAGTGTCAGTTACAAATGCCAAATCAATCTTATCCATCATAGAAGGTGCTGGGGCTGGATCAGCAGCATATGCTGCGGTTGATAACCCTAGCACAGCTGCGAGGGTAACGATTGTCTTTGTCATTGAATTATTCCTTGTTATTGAAAGAATGGGGAGCTGACCGTTGGCTCCCCCCGTGCGTATTACGGCGCAACCCGAACTGAATCTCAGTCTTTGTTATTTATAAATGACTGAAGTTTTTCCGCCTGAGCAATAATCTCCTCAGGTGTGAACATCTTAGGCACGTATTTATCAACGTCCTTGTAGATATCCTTATTTGACTCCATAGCCTTGGTCATTGCTTCCCATGCCATATTTGAAGCCTGTTCATACTGACGGTCAAGCATTTCCTTGGCCATTGTCAATAGATCAAAACGAATTTCATATGGATTCTTGCTCATGATATAGCTCCTTTTACAAAGGTCTTCATATCCTCACCAGCCTTTTCAACAGCCTTTGTCATCTCCTCGAGCTGGTTACTAAAGAACCGATAGGTGTATATATCCGATGCTTCAGCAAAGGACTTCCAGCCCTGCACCTTAAGATCAATCATAGCATCAAAGAACATACGATTATGAGTCTTAGCAGTTTCAACATTATAAAACATCATTACTCTCCTGCAAACTTTGCCATCTGGCGTAGAGCAGCAGCCTCTTTGGGATACCCCTCACGTTCCATTTCAATAGCTGCACGAGTGTAACCATATGGTTGC